AGAGGGCGATCTCATTTATTTTGGTTTGACCAGTAAACTCTTCCAAATCATGTTTGTTGAACACGAACTACCTTTTTATCAAGCAGGCGCACTTCCAACATTTGATCTGACTTGTGAACTCTTTACTTATTCTGATGAAGCCCTTGATACTGGAATAGACACAGTTGATGATATTGAACGAGAACAATCTTTTGTTCGTACATTTGAACTGTCTGGTAGTTCAGGAACGTTCACTGTGGGAGAAACAGTTACAGGTGGAACTTCTGCCGTTACTGGTGAAGTTGCACGATGGGATTCCGCAACAAGTTACTTGTATCTCATCAATATGACTGGCACATTTACGTTGACAGAAATTATCACTGGTGCAACAAGTCTGGCTACTGGAACCTATGCAACTAAGATTACAACCGATGAAACTACAGAAACTTTATCAACAATTGATGCTGGTACATCCGATAAAGTAAGTAGTTCTAAACAGTTTGAGATTGATGCAGATTCCGTCTTTGACTTTTCTGAATCGAATCCATTTGGAGAAAATCCGTAATGTTTGGAACATATTTTTATCACCAGACCTCAAGAAAGATGGTGGTTGCGTTTGGTTCGTTATTTAACAATATAGAAGTTCGTAGAACTGATAGTAGCGATGCAGTAACCGAAGTTATCAAAATTCCTCTTTCGTATGGCCCCAAAGACAAAATGTTGGTTAGGATTAGTCAAGATCCAAACCTGAATCCAAAAGTGGCACTTACTGTTCCACGAATGGGATTTGAGTTGACTTCAATGACTTATGATGGTGCGAGAAAACTCAATACGATGGGCCGGAATGTTAAAAAAGGAACAACTGGACTCAAGAAACAATACAATCCAGTACCGTATAATTGGGATTTCTCCCTTTATGTGTTTGTAAAGAATGCAGAAGATGGAACACAAATCCTAGAACAGATCCTTCCATTTTTTACACCAGATTTCACAGTAACAATGACTTTGATTTCTGGTATGACTGTTAAAATGGATATTCCTTTGGTATTGAATTCTGTTACAAGTGAAGATAGTTATGAGGGGGATTTTGCAACTAGGCGATCTATAATTTGGACATTATCCTTTATAATGAAGGGGTTTTTATATCCATCTGTTACAGATAATGCAAAAGTTATTACTTCTTCAGTTGTAGATACACATATTATGTCTGCCGCTACTGCTACAGATCCAATTTATGTCATTGCAGAAGATAGTACTCCTTACGCAAGAAATTATATGATCTTAAATAAACATGCAATAGATGATGCAACACGAATACGAATATTGTCAGAAGCATCAGAAGAAGCCTCTTCTGCTGGACAAACAGTTAGTAGAACAACTGTTGAACCAACATCTACTGGTGCTCTAACAGATGATGATTTTGGATTTAGTGAAACTTTTGAATTTTTTCCACATGGGGAAACATACGATCCAGTAGCAGAAACAGATAGTTAATGAAAAATGTTGATAAAGTAGTCGAGAACAGGATTGAAAAACATCTTGATCTCGTTGAACATAATAAAACGTATTATACAGAAGCTGAAATTCTTCCTGCTGTTACTACTACAAGTGAGGAAGAAAAAGATACAGATTTTCGGTATGCTCGTGAAAATATGTATCATATTATAGAACGTGGTAGAGATGCCATGGATGAACTTTTGGAGATTGCGAAAGCAGAAGAATCACCAAGAGCGTTTGAAGTGTTTGGTCAACTTCTAAAAAATATGACTGATACACAAGAAAAATTAATGGAACTCCATCGCAAAAAACAAATCATAGAAAATGATGGAGAACGACAGGAAGTCAAAAAAGCACAAAACGTGACTAATGCATTATTCGTTGGTAGTACAGCCGACTTATTAAAATTGGTCAAAAGAGAGACAAAGCAAAAAGATTGATATATTTAATACTTCTGAATTGATGATGCTGGGGTTAGTCCTCTTTTCATCTTTTTGGATATTTCTATTTAATTACAGACAGGATAATAAGGACAAGTATAGTGGCCACGGATGGTTGATTTTACTTGATTTGATTATCAATATGGGAATGTCAGCAACTGGATATTTGTTGATTTCGATTGTATTTACAAATGTTCCACAACTTGCAGCTTATGAAAGTTACCGTTATCCTGTCGGATATCTTTTTGGATTGACATCTAACGTGAGCATACCGATTGTTCTCAAATGGTTTCAACAACAAATAACCAAAAAACTTAATGAAGCAGGAAAGAAGTGAGGTAGATTATGGCACAACAGGAAAAAAACACAGAACATCGTGAAATGACAGAAGAACATGGAGAACGACTAGAACAACTTGAACTTGAAACTAAAGGAATAGTTGTTGCAAGTAAAGTATGGATTTATGTTATTATAGGACTTCTTGTGTACATGGTTTTCTTAGTTATTCCAGAAATTGATGAAAAAGTTACATGGATGGAAAAAGATTTAAATTCTGTATTGGTTCAATCAGAACGATTCAAGAAATCAACCAGAGTTTTTGCGAAGGATAATCAATGTGCATCCTGTCACCTAAGTCCAGATTATCTTCTTCACAATCTATTATCAAAATATCCTAGTTTTTCTGACATCAAAGCCTTTATGTCAGTCGGACATCAGAGATATTACACAATGACAGCCCCGATTGCAGATGAAGAACTTCTGACAATATATCGGGCATTGCAATGATAATGGTAGGGAAAGTAATTGTATCTATAATTTGGGCATTTTGGATGATGGCTATGTCTTCAGCTGAAGGGCAAGTCATAGAAGATAACTCCACATCAGAATATGTTCCAACGTATAGTTCAACATTTGATCGGGTGAAGCAAAGAGGATATGTCGTATGTGGAACTAATGATGAATTTCCAGGCTTCTCACAAGAACTATGGAGTGCTGAAGATGGTAGTAAGTGGGAAGGTTTTGATGTTGATATATGTCGAGCAGTTGCAGCCGCAATGTTCGGTGATGCAGATGCAATCGAATTTACTGTAGTCAATGGTAGAACACGATTTGAATTTCTGATAGATGGTTCTATAGATGTTCTTTCTGCAACAACTACGTTTACTTATACAAGAAATGTTGCAAAGAAACTGGAATTCATGCCCACAACCTACTATGATGGTCAAGGATTCATAGTAAGGAAAACTCTTGGAGTATCATCTGCAAAACAGATGGAAGGTGCAAGGATATGTTTTAGTGGAACTGGAACAGCTGCAAAAAACATTGCAGACTTTATGGAATTACATGGAATAAATTATATCCCTGTCGCAGTACCACCTACTGAAAAAACAAAGAACGTATACAATAGGGGTGAGTGTGATATGTATGGTACTGATAGGTCTGGTCTTGCATCAAACCGATTGAGTTTTGAAGACCCCAGCAGACACATGATTCTTCCAGAGATTATCTCAAAGGAACCATTAGGGCCAGTTGTTAAGTATGGAGATCAGAGATGGTCAGATATTGTTCGATGGACAGTATATGTTTTGTTAATTGCAGAAGAAATGGGTATAAATTCAAAGATCATAGACAGTTTTAAGAATCATATAGACCCATACATCCAAAGATTTATGGGTGAGAAAAATGGGGAAGATTATCCCCATCTTGGAGCTAAACTTGGACTGAAAGCAACTTGGTCTTACAATATAATTAAACAAGTAGGAAATTATAAAGAAATATATGAACGCAATGTGGGGCCGGATACCCCAATAGGATTGCAACGAGGATTGAACCGATTATACATTCATGGAGGATTATTGTATGCACCACCTCTCAAATAAGGAAGTATGTCACACGTTACACCGTTTTCCAAGTCAGAAGAAATTCTTGAAGATGGAGAATCAAAAATAAATCATTTTGAAGAAGTACCAGAAGATCGTACTGCTGTAGATAATATATTAAGAGTTAATCATGGCAATCAAATGAGATTGGGGTTGATGGCTGATCAAAAGGCTAATATTATGATTACTGTTGCATCAATTGTGTTTTCAATAACTATTGCAAATTTGGATAATGAAGTGATGAAATGGCCCTTATTAACTTTTGCGGTTGGTAGTTTTTTCTCTTTATTGTTTGCGATTTTTGCAATTATACCAAGTACAGATTATCCTAAAATGAAGGGTTCTCAAGAAATAGATAGAAAATCTCCACTATTCAATCCTTTGTTTTTTGGACATTTTGCACATTTATCGATAGAAGAATATAAAGAAGATTATGCAGAAACTTTGATGACTGATGATAAAGTATACGATGCAATGGCAGGAGATATTTACGGACAA